AAAGGTCAAAGGTCGGCTTGCGATGGGTACTCAGAGAGGCCGAGAGGTGTATGAACTCATGAAAATGGGCGCACTTGACGGATTGTCTATAGGATACCGCGTAGAGCCTAAATATGTCGATTATGACGAAAAAGGCAAAACTCGCAGACTTAAATCAGTAGATTTGATGGAAATTTCTGCTGTCACTTTCCCAATGAACCCACGCGCAAGGGTTCAACAGGTAAAAGGCACAGATCGCTCCATTCGTGAATGGGAAACTTTTCTTCGGGATGAAGGAAACCTATCACGCAATGAAGCAAAGGCGGCGGCGAATGCCGTTTCCAAGGCACTTGAACAGCGGGATGCTGTAAAAGAGGAAACGCCTAAAGTCCTTGAGGCTCTAAACAGCCTTACAAACATCCTTAAAACTTAAACGGAAAGGGTCTACCAAATGGAAGATCAAGTAAAAACAGCCGTAAATGCGATGTCAAGTGCTTTTGAAGAATTTAAAAAAGTAAATGATGATCGTTTGGCACAAATTGAAGCTAAAGGTTCTGCCGAAGGCGAAACTGACGCTAAACTTGCTCGTATCGAAGCAGATATGGACAAATTCGAAGACATCAATCAAACCTTAATTCAACAGCAAAAACATGCTGAGGGTTTCGAAACAAAGTTGAATGAAATCGAAACTATGTTGAAGCGTCCAGAAAATGCAATGGAAGCTAAAGAAGTTGATTTATCCCTAAAAGCTTGGGATAGCTTCATGCGTAAAGGTGAGCAGAATATGGCTCCAGAAGAAGTGAAAGCTTTGACTGTTGGCACTGCCGCTACTGCTGGTAACTTAGCTCCAGCTGAATATGTAGACGAGTTACTCAAAGTGATTACTGAGATTTCTCCTGTACGTTCTGTTGCTCGTGTTCGTCAAACTTCAAATAAAGAAATTGAAGTACCAAGCAAAACTGCATCATTTGCGGCGGCTTGGACTGCTGAAACTGGTACTCGTGCAGAGACAACTGGTTACACAACTTCTCTAAATACTATCCCAACACATGAATTATACGCTAAAGTGGATATTTCTGGTATGTTGCTTGAAGATAGTGTTTTCAATCTTGAAGCTGAAATGAACCAAGAATTTGCTGAACAGTTTGCAAAAGCAGAAGGCGCGGCGTTTATTTCTGGTAATGGCACAAACAAACCAACAGGTATTGCTGATGGCAACACAGTAGCTCATACAGCTACAGGTGCGGCGTCTGCGGCTATCACAACAGATAACCTAATGGATTTGGTACACGCTCTTAAAACAGATTATGCAAACAATGCTACATTCTTGCTTAATCGTGCAACACTAGGGATTATCCGTAAATTGAAAGATACTGCTGGAGCATATATCTTCCAAACTGGTTTTTCTGGTCAGTCTGGCTTGCCAAACACAATCTTAGGTTCACCATATCTTGAGTGTCCTGATGTTGCGTCTGCGGCTTCTGGTGCAAAATCAGTATTCTTCGGTGATTTCCGCCGAGGATATATGATTGTTGATCGTGTGTCTTTATCAGTTCTTCGTGACCCATACTCACAAGCATCAGTTGGTAATGTACGTTACCTTGCTCGTCGTCGTGTTGGTGGTGAAGTTGTAATGGCAGAAGCAATGCGCGTTCTTAAGCACGCTACATCATAATAATGGTCGGGGGGTTAACGCCCCCCAACTTTCAAAAAGGAATTACCTAGATGAAAATTACTATGAGTAAATCGCAAATTGGGATTACTAGAGAAGATGGTGCTGAGACAGGTACATTCGAAATAGGTAAAGAATATAAATCACAGGGCAAGTGGCAAGAGCAAATTTTTAAAAGCTTCGTAGACATGGGCGTAGCTTATGAGATAGCCGGCAATGCTGGCCCGACAGAAACAAAAGCTAAACGCAAAAAAGCTTCAAAATAAATAGAATGGGAATAGGGTTATGAGTGGTTTAAAGATTGTTGCAGGTCCATTAGTAACACCTATAAGCCGTACTGAGGCTCGTACTCACTTAAATCTTGATGATGATGTTGATGATAGCTTGGTGCGAAGTTATTTACAGGCCGCTACAGATTGGGCTGAGAAATATACTGGCAGATTTTTTATAAATCGCACATGTCAAATGGCTATAGATGGTGCGAGAGAAATAGATGATATTCTATGGGAAGGCATGAGAACTGGATATTCAATGACTAGATATGTTGATCACATAGAGCTAGCCGCAACACCAGTAGTATCAGTTGAAAGCATAAAATATTATAATGATAGTGATGTTCAATCTACTTGGGAGACTTCTAATTATTATGTTGATACATTTTCAGAGCCAGCAAGAATAGTTTTAAGGCAAGGTGGTACATATCCAACTGATCTTAGAGTATCAAATGGTATAGAAATTAATTTTACCGTTGGTTATGGCACTTCACCAGCTAACGTACCGGAAGCAATAAAAGTAGCAATATTTCAATATATAACTTATTTATATGAGCATAGGGGCGACGAAGAGCAAAGTATTCAGCCACCTAAAGCTATAAGAAGTTTGTTAGACCCATATAGAGTTCTAAGGTTTAACTCTACTCCATATGACACAACTTATAGGACAGGAATTATCTGATGTCAGTCGGTGCTATGCGTCATAAAATAGAAATACAGTCTATGACTGTAGTAAATGATGATGGTGGCGGTAGAGCTATAACCCTTTGGAAAACTGATGCTTATATTCATGCACAAATTACGCCCAAGTCTGGAAGTGAAAGAGAATTTGGCGACCAAATAGAAGCATCAACTAAATATGAAATTACAATAAGATACCGTGGAAGCCTAACCGCAAAGCATCGAATTAAATATGCATACACAAATAATGGCGTAATTTATGAAAGATTGTTTAATATTGTCTCTATAGTAAATGTTGATATGCGTAACCGCTACCAAAAGATTTTATGTACTGAGGGGGTAGCAATATGATACGCACTCAAGTTGTACGCAAGAAAAAATATAGAAATGTTGATAGCCAATACACCAAGCAAGCCAGAGATACAATTTCAGTCGCTGGTCTCTTAGTGATGAATGAGGCTAAAAGGTCAATACAATCTAGTAGTGGTGGTGGAAGAACCTATGGAAACCACACTGCATCAGCCGCTGGTCAGCCACCAAACACTGACACAGGCTTCTTAGTAAGCAATATATTCTTAGATAAGGATAATGACGGAATGGGCGCTGACGTTGAAAGTCGCGCTGATTATAGCATTCACTTAGAATTTGGTACAAGAAAAATGCAAGCAAGGCCATTTATGCAACCAGCATTAGAGTCGCAAAGAGCGAAAATTAAAGCTTTATTTAAGCGCTTGAAAGCGAGGGGTTAATATGTCTTTTCATTCATGGGAACTTCAAAAAGCAATATATGCAAAGCTGAATGGTAATGTTGATGGACTAGATGGTGCAAACATTCCTGTCTATGATGACGTACCACAGCAATCTAATTACCCTTATGTGCAGATGGGTGAAGAAACCTCTGCTAATAATGGAACAAAAACACTTGATGGCGTAGAGCATACTTTAACCATGCATATATGGTCGCAATACAGAGGTAGACGTGAAATTAAAACGATTATGAAATCGGTCTATGATTTACTTCATAATACTGCTATAAGTGTAACAGGTGCATCGCTAGTGAATGTTAGACAGGAGTTTTCAACAACGCTAGCGGAAAATGACGGAATTACACGGCATGGGGTTATGAGATTTCGCGCTGTAGTGTTTGACAACTAAGGAGAATAAACATGGCGGCTCAAAAAGGTTCAGCCCTACTACTAAAAATTGGCGCAGATGCTACGGCGGCGGCGGCTTCTGATACATACACAACAGTTGGAGGTTTGCGCTCAACATCAATCAGCATGAACCAAGAAACTGTTGATATTACAAATAAAGACAGTGCAAATATACGCACGATGCTTGCTGATGGCGGTGTCGAAAGCGTTTCAATATCAGGGTCAGGTGTTTTTACAGACGCGGCTTCTGAGGCAACGCTTAGAACAGCATTCGGTGGAGCTGATATACCAAACTTCCAAGTAATTATTCCTAACTTTGGAACATATACAGGTAAGTTTGTTGTAACTTCATTGGAATACGCTGGTGAATATAATGGCGAAGTAACTTATTCAGTCTCTTTAGAGAGTTCTGGGGCAAGTGTATTCGCAACAGTATAAGGAATAGACAATGGCTTGGGTTAATACAGTTATCGAAATAGATGGTGTTAATTATTCTAGCCATCGTCAAAATGTGTTTTTCTCCGCACCTTATGCATCAGGTCTTGAGGTTGGTGACAGCTTCAAGGCCGATGGAGTGACATATGTAGCAGAAGAAGTATCTGATCTACATGGTAGGGGCGAAACTCTTACAATTAAATCAATGGAGGTCAAGAATGACAAACCCAAAACGCGGCGAGCTGGAGATAAATCTGGGTCAGCAAAAGTACAAAGCAAAAGTGACGATGGACGGGATAGCTAGAATAGAAAGCGCCTGTGGTTGTGGAATACTTAAAGTTCTTAATAAGCTTTCAGATGGTGATTTAACCACTACTGAAATATGTAATATATTATTACCCATTATTCGTTCTGGTGGAAATGACATTCAAATTAAGGATGTTCAAAAGGTTGTTTGGGAAGCTGGTTTAGCTGATGCAATGAAATCAGTCGCAGATATTCTAAGCAAAGCCCTAGGTGGCGGGGACGATGAGGGAAACGTAAAGGAGGCGGAGGTGTAGCATCGGACGAATTTCCTTGGACTATGTATATGGAAATAGGTCTAGGAAAAATGCAAATGTCGTCAGACAGTTTCTGGAACATGAGCATGGAAGAGTTCAATGCCGCACTAAATGGATTTGCAGAGTTTCACTCAGGGGGTCAGCCGTCGTCCCTAAGTAAAAGTGAACTTGATGAACTAATGGAGCTTAATCCCGACTAATGGCAGAAACTATTGACACCCTTGTAGTACGAATAGAAGCCGACATGAACGACATGCGGCGCGCTTTAAGGCGTGTTGAAGGCGATGTAAGCAAATCAACCAGTAAAATGAGTGGAGCATTTGGCAAGCTTGGAAAGGTAATGAAAGTTGCACTTGCCGCTGTTGCCATAAGGCAAGCCTTCCGCGCTGGTAAAGCTATGATTGACCTTGCTTCTGACATTGAAGAAATGGAAGGTAAGTCTAAGGTCGTATTTGGTCAATTTAGAGCTAATGTAGTAAAAGAATTAGAAGAATTTGGTAATGCTGTTGGTCGTTCTACTCATGAGCTAGAAGGAATGGCTTCAACTGTTCAAGATACATTTGTTCCTATGGGATTTGCGCGTGGCGAAGCGGCAAAGCTATCTGTAGAGCTAACAAAACTAGCAGTAGATACAGCATCATTCAACAATGCTTCAGATGTAGATACAATTAAAGCTTTTCAAAGTGCATTAGTTGGAAATCACGAAACAGTTCGTAGATTTGGTGTTGTAATTACAGAGGCAACATTAAATCAAGAATTGCTTAACATGGGCATTGAGGGAGGAAATAAAGCCGCTACAAATGCACAAAAAGTACAAGCAAGATTAAATCTTATCACAGATGGAGTTAAAGACGCGCAAGGTGATGCGGCTCGTACTGCTGAAAGCTATGCAAATCAAATGAAGGGTCTTAAAGGAGAATTTGAAGAATTAGTCGGTGAATTAGGTGAAAAATTCTTGCCTATAATGGTGAAAATAATAAAAAAATTAAGAGAAGCTACAGAAAAAACAAAAAGTTTTTTAAGAGCTATGGGCATCTTGAAGTTACCACTTGCGGACGCTTTAATTGATGTAACTGCAAAGTTAAAAGAAGCTCAAGATCAAGTAGAAAAATTTGAAAAAAGAAAAATACCTAAATTAAAGCCAGATGGAACTGCATACGAAGGCACTCTATTTGATAGTGCATTTTCAGAAGGTGAACTTTCTGACGCAAAAGCAAGAGTAAAAGAATTAGGCATTGAGCGTAATAAGCTTTTAGAAAAAACTATGCCCAACATAGATGATGCAAAAAATAGAAGAACTAATCTTAGCATTAAAAAGAAAGCAGATGTTGACCCTGATGCAGAAGAACGCGCTAAACAAAGAGAAGATGCGGCGGCGCTATTAAAGTCAACAAATGCACAGGCAGAATTAGAATTACATTACCACAACGCAAAAATGGGTATGAATGCTAAAGAAATTCGTATGGAACGTGGAGCGTTAATACATGCTAAGTTAAAAGATCAGTTTGGCTTAATGGCCCCAAAAAACTTGGCTGATCTAACTATGGCAACTTTAAAAGCTGAAATAGCACAAGAAAACTACAATGAAGCACAGAAAATTCAAAATGATGCTATATCGTCAGGCAAGAATTTTGTTGCAGAAATGGTTACAGAGCAAGAAAAATTAGTTGAGATAAGACGTGATTTAACACAAGCAAACTTCTTAGGCGCTATAACTGATACAGAATTAGCAGATGCTTTAGAACTATTAAAACAGAAAGCATTAGAGCTAGACCCAGCATTTGTTCAAATGCAAGATAGAATGCAAACAACTTTTGATAAAATGTCAGATAGCCTAACCCAAATGGTTATGGATGGTAAGATAAATTTTGGCACTATGAGGGATATGTTCAAGGATATGGTCAAGCAAATGATTGCTGATGCACTCAAAGCGCAAGTAATTAAACCAATACTAGGTGGTATATTCGGTGGTATTGGTACTGCAATAGGTGGACCTATTGGAGCCGCATTCTCTGCTGTAGGCGCACAAGCAACACCAACAGGTCAAGCTGGTGGCGGTGCATTGCAAAGAGGAAATCCATATCTAGTTGGAGAGCGTGGACCAGAGTTAATTGTTCCTAGTTCGGCTGGCACTATTATGAATAATCACAATACTAAAAACGCATTGGGCGGCGGCAGTGGCACAGTTGTCAATCAGACAATCAATGTGCAATCTGGTGTGGCTCAAACAGTAAGGGCTGAAATGATTTCATTACTGCCTAGATTTAAACAAGACACAATGAACGCTGTAGTAGATGCTAAAAGGCGCGGCGGCTCATTCGGTCAAGCATTCGGGTGATCTATGACAATAATAACAATGCCAACAAGTCCATCGTTTACCACATCTGATTGGGGAATAAGAAGGACTGTAGCTACATCAGAAAGCCCATTCACAGGCGCAACACAGGTTCAGAAGTATTCCAAGGCTCAATGGTATGCAACGCTTTCTCTACCTCCAATGAAGCGCTCTGATGCTTCGCAATGGCAAGCTTTCTTTATGCAGTTAGAAGGTAGAGCCAATACTTTCTTATTAGGAGACCCAGATGCAAAAACTGTTACTGGAGGCAACGCACCAACTTCTATAAGCGTTACATCAAACGCGGCGATAGGAGATACAAGCGTTTCTTTGACTATTGGGTCAGGAAAAAAGCTAAATAAAGGCAGTTATTTGCAATTTGGCACTGGAGAAACTTCAAGGCTACATATGATTGTTGATGATAATACTGGGAATGGCGGAGTTACTATCCAACCGCCATTAAAAGACGCAATTACTACAGGAACAACTGTTACTTTTGCATCAGCTCAAGGATTGTTCCGAATGGATAGCAATGAATTAACATGGAATGCCAATCAATTAAGTAATTATGGTATAACCTTTTCATGTTCGGAGGCGCTTTAATGCCTAGAGATATTCCAAGTTCAATTGTAACTGCTTTAGAAAGTGGTGAATTTTCACCCTTTTATGCTGTAGAATTAAATTTTTATAATGGAGGAACAGACGCGGCGGCCCCAATGTATTTATGGACAGGGCAAGGAAATTTATCTGCAAATTCAAAAACTTATGTAGGTGCTGGTGATCTTTTAAGTGTTGGGAATATAGCAGAAGCGGCTGAACTAAAAGCAACTGGTTTGAATTTAAGCCTTACTGGCGTACCTGATGCATTACTAACTGCGGCTTTGGCGCATGAATATTCTGGTCGAGATTGCAAAGTGTACTTTGGTATTATGGGAAATCAAAATTTAGTAGAAGTATTCACTGGCTATATGGACACAATGACAATTAATGATGGACCAGACGCATCAGGAATAACACTTACAGTTGAAAATAGGCTAATTGACTTAGAGAGAACAAATCCTTTTAGATATACGCAAGAAAGCCATAAAACATTATACTCTAATGATACTTTCTTTAGTTATGTATCTGACTTGCAAGATCAGGCTGTGGAGTGGGGTCCAAAATAATGCAATTTCAACAAGAATTTTTTTGTGATTGTTACGATGAGGCAAAAGAACTTTTAAATATGCATTATGATGAAATAGCTTTAAATAAAGATTTGTTAAAGCTAAATCCAAGTATAGAACAATATGAAACCGCAGAAAAAAATGGAATATTAAAAATATTTACAGCGCGTTCAGAAGGTAAAATTGTTGGTTATTTTGCTGTTTTAGTCAATAAATCATTGCATTATCAAGATCACTTATATGCAACAAATGATGTAATTTTCCTCCATCCTGATCATAGGAAAGGTTATACTGCATCAAAGCTTATAAAATTTTCTATAGAATGTCTGGCGCAAGATGGCGTTTCTATGTTATTTATGAATACAAAGATACATAAGCCATTTGATTTATTACTTCAAAGACTTGGATTTCAACATATAGAAAATGTATATACAAAAAGGTTAATCTAATGGTCGGAACAACAGCAACGCTTTTATTTGGTGCGCCAGCGGCTGGTGCTACATTTACTATTGGACAAACCTTAATTGCAACAGCAGTATACGTGGGCGTATCGGTTGCTGTTACATCAGCACTTACACCCAAACCAGACTTGTCAGGGGTAGGAGGTAATTTAGGAACGAAAATAGACAGCATAGCAAATGCTGAACTCGTTTATGGTCGCATAAGAAAAAGCGGAACTAAAACTTATCATGAAACTACAGGTAATGGTAAATTTTATCATTATTTCATTACACTTGCTATGCATGAAGTTGAAGAAATTGGTGATATTTATATCAATGATGAAGTGGCCACTCTTGATAGTGATGGGTTTGTTACATCACAAAATTGGGGTTCTGTAGGTTCTGATGAAAATGGAAATCCAGTGACCGACAGTAAAATTCTAGTCAAAAAGTTTACAGGCACTTCAACTCAAAACATACACACGAGTTTAAACGCCAGCGGCATTAGTAATATGCCTTCAAATTACACAAACACTTTCAAGGGACAGGGTGTAGCTTGTTTGTATGTACGCTTAGAATATGATCAAGACGTTTTTCAGAGTGGTATGCCATTAGTTACTGCTGTTGTTAAAGGTAAAAAGGTTTATGACCCGCGAAAAGACAGCACCAGCACTGCCTATGATAGTTCTTTAGGTGTTTCCACACACAGGACTGCAACGCCTTCTACATGGCAATATTCATCAAACCCAGCCCTTGCAATAAGAGATTATATTACCAGCTCACAAGGTGTAGTAGCAGATCAAAGTCAAGTTGATGATGTTATGATTGCACAAGCGGCTGATGATTGTGCCTCAACTGGAGTTGTTGGAGCGCAACAAAATTCATTTGAAGTTGGTGGGGCAGTATCTACAGGTGAAAGTAAATTAAGCAATTTAAATGAGCTTGTTACTACACTCAATGGCTCTTTGTATTGGGCGCAAGGTAAATATAGATTGGTAGCTGGAGCATATAGAAGCCCAGCCTTTTCAGATGCGTTAACATATGACGATGTTCGAAGCCCTATAAGCATACAAACAAGATTTTCACGGCGTGATTTGGTTAACACTGTTAGGGGTACTTTTGTTGATGAGGACAACAGATGGATTTCTGATGAATATCCAGAGCAAAAACTGACGGATATGTCAGAAGACAACAATGTTGAAAGTGTAATTGACTTGCCATTTAAGTTAGTTACCAAATCAGCGGCGGCTCAAAGGCTTGCAAAGCAAGTTCTATATACAAGCCGTGAGCAAATTGTATTAACTGCTAAATTCAGCACTAAAGCCTATCAATTGCAAGTTGGCGATACAGTCAAATTGACAATGGATAGGTACGGATGGACTGATAAAGAGTTTCAAGTTAAAGCGTGGAAGGCTACAGGCGGAGAGGGTTCGCCAATAGAGGTTGATTTAACGCTACAGGAAACATCACAGCAAGCTTATTACTGGTCACAAACTACAGATGAATATTCTGCAATTACATCAAACAACACAAGTTTAGATGACATATATGACGGCCTTACAATAAATACATTAAATGCATCCTTTGGAACGCCAGTTTTGCAAACAGATGGCACAGTCTCAAATAACATTGGTGTATCATGGTCAGAACCCGCGAATGGTCAGGTTGTTAGTTATGAAATAGGTTTTAAAACAAGCGGCGCTACTAATTATCAAACATCAATAACAGAAGACAGAACTTTTTTAATAGATCAAGCTGTAGTTGGTCAAATATACAATATTAGAGTTAGAGCAATTACTAGCCGTGGAAATAAGTCTGGAACATACAAGTCAACAACCACAGCCGCGCTAACTGGTGATACATCAGCCCCAACAGTGCCAGTATATTCAACATTTACTGTAACAGGTGGTTATAAACAGGTTGTTGTAAGTTGGGTAAACCCGCCAGAAGCTGATTTGAGATATATTGAAGTTGCTAGGGTTAGTGGTTCTACAACAACAGTGATTGGTAATAGCTCTGGTACTGTTTTTGTAGATAGCGGCAGGGATGATGATACCCAATATACATACAAAATTAGAGCTGTTGATTTCTCAGATAATCAATCAGCCTATACAAATACAAAAAACGCTACCACAGTTTCAGCAGTTGCAGGGCCTAATGGATTTACATCAGCTCAAGTATTTCTATATGCGGCTGGTACATCAGCACCATCTAATCCTACAGGTACATTTACATACACATATGCAACTGGCGTAATAAGTGGTGGAACGTTGGGAAGTTGGAGTACATCAGTGCCAACATTATCAACTGGGCAATATTTGTGGGTTAAAGGGGCTGTTGCATACTCAAATACAAGTACAGACACAATACCAGCAAGCGAATTTAGCACAGCGGTAAAAACTTCTTTCTCTGGAGCAGATGGTGCTGATGGTGGGGTTAGCGCAACAGTTACAGTTTATAAAGCGACAACAACAACAAGCGTTCCAGCCACACCAAGCAATACAGTTACATACACATTTGCATCAGGCGCACTTACTTCACCTAACAATTCGTGGACAAAATCAGCGCCAAGCATAACAAGTGGCCAATATTTATGGGCTTGTACTGCTCTTGCCTTTGGAACTGGCTCAACAGACACTATAGTAAGCTCTGATTGGTCAACAGCAACTATTGTTGGCATAGCTGGAGGAACAGGTGATAGAGGCGCTGGTTCATGGCAAATAAACTTATCCCCTGCCAATATGCCAGCAACCACAGCATCATCTTCAACAATTAATACTTTATTTACTGGTTCATCTGGTATCAACGCGGCGGCTGTAGATAAAGATAGAGCTTTTTTCACAAATACAACAACAGGAGAGCAACGTGTCTGGGCTTACACAGCTTCAAGCAACACATGGGCATATCAAGCACAGGTAATTGACGGAAATCTTTTAGTAGATGGCACACTTACGGCTGATATGATTTCATCAGGAATACTTGACGCTTCACTTGTTCAGATTGATAACCTAACTATTACGGATACATTAAGATTAAGTGCTGGTGGTGCTGGATTTATTGGTGGGCGTGATAGTCAATCTGCCTATAACACCAATGGTTTCTTTATTGCTAGAACTGATAAGGGCGGAGGCTCTTTAGGTTATGAAACATCTTTTACATCAGCCTTTTTACAAAATGGCACAACCAGAATAAGCGGCGTAATTGCTAAAGATGAAGAGCAATGTAAAGTTTTTAACCCATTATTCTTTGCTGGGGGTTCTACTGCTGGCGGTACAAGTACAATATCACCTGATAGCACTAATGCTTATATAAATTTAGGCAATATTGATGAAGTGACAATCACAGCATATGGAGGCGGTGGTGCTGGTGGTTTTGGGCAAGATGATCACTATCAACCCGCTGGTACGAGAAATGTATCTGGCGGTAATACAGTTGTTGTATTGAGAAGGGGTTCAACTACAGGAACGCAAATTGGCTCGACAATCACAGCTATTGGCGGCTTGGGCGGCTTAAATGCAAATGGGCATGGTACAAACGCAGAAGCTGGTCAAAGTTCAGATTTTGGTGCGGGTGGTACTGCTGGCGCAAGAAATAACTCTGGTGGTAGTTCTGCATCTACATCATATTCTGCTGGAGGCGGTGGCGGTGGCGGTGATAGCTCTGGATTGTTTGACAGTTTAGGTGGAGCTGGTGGCGGCGGTAAAAGAGGGGAAGTTGTTACAGTAACAGTCGATTTATCTTCTGAAACTGTTGATACGTTTATAGTTGTAACTACTTTTGGCTCTGGAGGTGTATCTACAGGCGGTGATTATTCTGGGGGTAATGGTTCTCAAGGTGCAATGACCTATACGTCAA